CGTATAAGGTTAGCGGCTTCAGTGATGTGCGTGCCAATGTAAAGCTCTTCCAAACGATCTGCTAGTTCATGTCTGTTCATATCTCCTGTGCCTTTCTTAGTCCTTCTGCATAACCAAATCTTGCTCCACGATTAAATGCTTCAGTAAGCGCATCATCTATTTCCTCATCTGTTAGTGTCTTTGCTGGATGGGTGTAGAGTGGTACAGATTTAGCATCACCACCTTTAAGACGGCACAGTTCATCTGCTTCTTCTTTATAAAGAAATACATCATGCGGGTTTCCTTCCCATACTGCCCACGCTACTGGTTCATTAATCATTTGTTTTCCCTTGTTGGGTGAAAGTAAACAGGCACTACTACGCCCTTATTGTCTGTGGCCTCAATAAACCGTTTTACCTTCTTACGGTTGATCAGAAAGCATATGAATTCGCCATCCTGATATCCCATCCATCCTACTGGTTCCGGGAGCTGGACGCTGGCACCTGTGTCTACTATGTGTGGGATATTGTTCATTTTTGTTTTGACTGCCAAATAATTAATTGACCTGTTTCGGCACGCTCATCAATAAACTTAAGCAACGCTTTGATTTCAGATTGTGATTCCATCCAATATTCGCACATAACTTCTGCGGCTCTGTCAGCATAGGTTCGTTTGAATATCTCATCAAGGCATGACTTTTTTAAAGACTCATTCTCAGTTTGTAGCTGGCGAAGCATGGCGGCGGCATTACCTATAGGCGATGCCCTCCATTCTTCAAGAGAGCAATCATAAGAAATGCTATCCAACTCATCAGCTAGTTCATTTGCGTTCATTCTGAACCTTTCTGACTTGCGGAAAATGCTTGGCAAGAAGCTCATCTTCCGACTGATTATTGATAGGGTAATTCTTTTTAAGATCTGAGCACATTGAACAGGTTTCAGCAGGTTCATCCAAAAAGAAATTACACCAAATATGGTGTTCACCTAAAAATGCTTTACGAACATCTACCCATGCATTCCAATCGTCGTTTATTGCCTTGGCTACTTCTTTTGCTGGAATTATCTTAGCCATTCTCTTATGCCTTATTGGGTGGGGAAGGACAGTCTTTTTGTATACATGTCGCTTCATATAGCCTGTGCCGAATAGTGTCAGCCCTTCCCCATAGTCTTTAGTTGTTCTCTCTATCTGCAATGTCCATCTGCAAGATACGCTTCTCTGCCCATGCCCGGTATGACTTGAGATCTTTATTTTCTGCCTTAAGCTCGTCAATCTGCCCTTTTTGGTTCTTCATGATGCTTGAGGCCCTCTCGATCCAGTCAGATACTTCCTGCGGCATGTCAAACTTTTTTTCCACTGCCTTAGCTGGTTTCTTAACAGCAGGCTTTGCCGTCAGGATTGCCGCTTTCTTTACTGGTGCTTTAGTTGCCATGATGATCCTTAAGTTGGTTTCTACATTCTCTAATAACTGACTGGGGCACGTCTACTGCTGTTGGGTAAGATGCCATCCGGCAGTCATAGGTTACTTGCTCGACCATAAACACATCAGGAGCAAAAGCCAAGGCAAACACAGAGATAATAAACAATGCACCAATGATGATCCGATCGAGGATCGACTCCTCCTGTACCTTGTAGACATTCATGCCTCCTCCACTGTGATTTTGTATTTCTTGCCATAACGGTCTTCTACGTTGATGGTCTTCTTGGTTGACTGGAACTGGCCTTGTGGGCCAAGGTCGTATTGGGGGCGGCTTACGCTACCAAGCAGACGCATGTACTTGTCGTCTTCTGCCTTCATCTCTTTGCTAATCAATTCAGCGATGTAATCACAATAAGCCATGAGGCTTGTGGCCTGCTCAAAAGCTTTGTTTGTGATCTCTGCCATTGTTTTAAATTCGTCCATCATTTTGTTCTCCAGTGAATAGATTCTAACATTGAGTTAGAGGCATCACGCCTCTTCTGTTTCTTTTGTTTCGATTAGGGTTACTTTGGCACGCTGAATAATGGTTTGCTTCTCACCCTTGTACTCTGCGTGGGCCTTGATGGTAGCTTTGAGCTCGATATCAGCCTTTTCCAATACTGGGAAGAACTGATTGAAGTCATCGCCCTTAACGCTCAGGCCAAGAACTGCCTTGGTCTTGTAAACGATACGGTTGCCAGCCTCATCACGCATCAGGTAGATGTACATGGTAGAGCTGTCATAGTAGGAGAACTTCTGTACTTCTACTTCAACTACTTTGTCCACATGCAACTTGAGCTGTACACGCTCGTTCTCTACACCTAAGTGAGCACTACGGGCCTTTTGCTCTTCAATGGCTTTAGTCATTGCGGCACGACGCTCGTCAGCCTTAGCAATCATGTTGAGTACAGCGGCAGATTGCTTTTCAGTCAGTTTGCCGTAGGTGTCAAAAGCTTTAGCCAAGCTACCTACGAAGTTGTCTGAATACACAACTCCATGGATTTCAACGTCACGACCAGTGCTAATGAAGGCTTCGATCACTGCATGATCGGGAGTGTTTTTACGCCAAGTCTTTTGGGCGTTGCCAATGATGTTGGCCCGTACAGCCTGAGCGTAAGCTTCAGGGTGCTCGACGTGTGAATAATCTCTAAAAGTCATTTGGTTCTCCTAAATAAACCTGCATCGTTGCAGTGGTGACAGTATAACTCAAAGTTAGATTCTTGTGTCAACAATTATTTATCTAGGTGTTTTCCCTAGTGCTTTGTTGGATTTATGGGATTGCATGTAAAAGTCTCTGATTTGACCCCCATAACCTTATTTAGAAGTTTGCTGGTCTTATCTGTGGCATGGGCGAAGTTGTACTTTGCCTTGGTTTCTGCCAGTGTTACAGCCATAAAGTCGTCAAGATTACCTTCGTGCTTCTCCACAATGAGCACAGCAGTGGCTAAAAGGGTCGTAGAGACGTTCGTAATGACACTTAAGGCCACACTGATGCCTTCATTGGCGATAAGCTTAGTCAGGTGCTTATGGATGACAGGGTCAAGCTTCTCTAGGATCTCTTTGACCTTTGCCATCTCTTCAGGCTTCATCTTCCACCGCCATTCTGCGTTTTAGTAAATTAAAAGTCTCTTCGTATGCTGTTTTAACGATCTCATCCACGAATTCATTGAGACGTTGTCCGCTGAATACATAGCACCGGGCAAAGATTGCCAAGTTCTCCATGTCCTCGTTCTTGAACTCCAAGGGAATACTCATCCCAAGGCGTTCTACCTTTTCTTGTACATCAATCTGCTCTCTGATTCGTGCTACTGGATCAATCCGTCTTGAGAACCCCATTTTGAGCCTCCTTTTTATTGTCTAAACGAGTACGGATGGCTTTGGCAACATCACGGATAGCGGTACAAATTTCACCTTCATCTTCATCATTCGCCATGGCTTCTGCTACCTTTGCACACTCTTCACGCTCCAGCTCCACAGCCTTCTTAGCGGCTTGCATAGCGATCATCATGATCTTGCCCTGCTCAACGTCCATTGCCTCATCGAACTCTTGCTGGGTGAACAATGTGATAGCTCCACCGCCCCCAAGTAGTTGACGTTGCAATTGGCTCATTTCCTTCTTTTCAGTCATTCGGTTTCCTCTCAGGTGTTTCGTAGGTATGGATGCCATACCAATGGTTTCTCAGTGTTTCAGGGTACATATTTACTAGCCACTCTTGGAATGCCAAGGCAGGATTGATATTCAAAAGCAATCCATCCTCGTCCCGGCATTGCATAAGAGCAATTACTAGATTTTCCAATGATTCTTGGCTAATGTTTTTTTTATTTGATTTCATTTTCTAACCTTGGCATCAACAATACGCATCAATGGGCCATCTTTTTCTAAAAGCAATTCCAATTCCAAAATCATTGATCGTTGAAATGGTTTAGATTCAGGTTTAATTCGATACATTTCTAGTTCCCAACAAGGATTTGATACTTCTACCCAATCTCCCTTGAAATCCCAATATTCAATTTGAGCACCATCAGCCCATGCTTTGATTAGTTGTGCATGTCTATGTGGCTTCATCTAATCCTCGACACTTTGGCCCGGCGTAAAACCTCTTCGTACTGTTTACGTCCAAGGTCGTCCAGCTTACGCAGTGGAAGCTCTTGGTAGTACTTCCACTTTGTCTTGTACTCTTCCAGCTCGCTGGCAGGCACCCAGCCAAGGGCACGCCAGCGAATGGTGATATCGGTACCTGCCGATGTCCAAATGTGATCATTGTCTTTATGCATACTGCCTCCTTAAAAAGAAAAGTCGTAGTACTCGTCACGCTCACCTACAAATAAACCCCCGGCATCTGTTTTGTTAAATCTACCAGTTTCAGGATTGATATACATCTGAACCCAGCGGCAATTAGGTTCTTTTTGCTTGTAGTAATACACAGGGCCGTTAGGGTTTGGTGAGAACTCATAGTCCTGACTTTCGGATATCCCGTTGTTGTCGATACGTTTTACATTATCTTGCTGGACGTGGATTAGCAAGCCCTTGCCTGCCTTCTCTACTTTGATGATGGTGCCAGCGTGGCGATCAGAGTAGGAAGTCATCGTGACTCCCATGCCAACTGTTGGGGCCGGAGCCCCGACTACCATGCGTTCTTGCAGGCGATTAATTAGTGATCCGTACATTATGCGACTCCCATATTTTCAAGTTGATCTAAGGTCACGATCTTGACTGTGCCTTTGTTAAGTGCGTAGTTCCAGCGTTTAGCCATTACAAACCGTACAGCTTGTAGGTAGGTCAATGGAATAGTTTTAACTGTCCAAGTGTTGTCGTAGTCGTTGTGCATCACTACTACGTTTTCTTTAGTCCATGCTGTTGTCATTTGATTCTCCAATTAAAGATGGGGCCAAAGCCCCATGAATTATTTTTTAGGTGAAACACGAATGTCAGCACGACCCTCTTTGCGGAACTTGTTGAGTGTCTCTTCTGTGATGCCGTACTCAACGCACAAAGCGGCGTAGTCAACTGTGCCGGAAACTTGAACCAACTTAACTTCTACGCTGTGCAACTCGCCAGCATGTTTACCTTCGCCGTACTTGTTAGCGATGTCAGCCTTGATTGCTTTTACTTTCTCAGCCAAAGCTTTTGCTTCTTGGTCGAGCACATAGAGTGCGTCGATGTCGTTTGCTAAAGACTCTACAGTTGCGAGAGCTTGGATGTTTGCTTGAATTTCTGTGATCATTTGAATCTCCTAAATAAACCTGCGACGTTGCAGTAAGTAAGACTGTAACAGAAAGTTAGAGTCTTGCAAGTCTTTTTTGATTTATTTTTCTAAGGAAAACCCTAATATTGTTGCTTTTGTGCAAAAAGATTTTTCAAAGTCTCATTCAAAGCATCAATTTCTTCCATTTTGGCTAAATGCCAAGCCACTTTCTCACCATGCCAACCCATCTTGGAGCCTTGATGGCAGGACTTGCATAGGGCCACAACGGCATAAGAGCACCGTTGCTTGATATGGTGGGCATCACTGGGGCCCGACTGTCCACATACAGAGCAGGGAAGTTCTTTAATCCTGCTTATCCACTCCCGTTCTTTCTTCGTCAGACTATTGTTCACATTGCCGCCCTATCCATGACTCGATTGCTGGCCTCTGTAGACCTCCAAACCTCAATACGGGCCTGAGCTGATACCAATCCCCATCTGAGTGTCTCTTCGGCCTCCACAGCCGCTTGTAGGCCCTTTAGCACCTCTAGGTAGGATGCATCTGCATAGGCTTCTATTTCAGCCGCCGCAACGGTCTTTACGCCGTTTTGCATAGCTGTCTTCATCAGCATGGCTTTTTGGCTTTTGCGGTACTCCTCAAGGTAGGTACGCTGGGCCTTGGCTTCTGCGTATTTCTTACCATGGGTGTACAGGTAATCAACTGCGTCATTAATATCTTTTTGGTTCATGGTTACTCCAAATTGGCATCTAGCAATGCATCTAGACGGGCGTGAAGGCCATCACGATTAGCTTGGCCTATGGTTCTTCCATCATCAATCTTCATTGGATTTGTCAAATAATCTTTAATTTCAGGGCCTACTTCAAAAGTAATCGCAGTGTTATCTTTTTTTGTTTTGATGCTGATCGATATACCCTTGTAGTTGATACCTACAATTCCTACTTCTTCTACGCAATCACTCATTTTCCATACCTCGCAATTAATGCGGCATCAGCCAGTGCTTGACCTTTGCCTTTTGTATCTAATGCACGCCACTGAGGCCACAACTGGATGGCTCTTGCTCGTGCGGCTTCTTTATCGGTGCCAATCAATCCTGCGGCCTTCTTCCATTTCTGTGGAGTGACCATGGTGTGTGCATAGCCTAGTACGCCAATTACGCCCATGACGGTTCCACAGCTATGACCAAAGTTAAACATAGAACTCACACCTTGGCCCGGCATAGCATGTACATCCTCAATGTAGACATGATCCACATGAACGCCATGATCTAAAAAGTAGGTTAACTCTGATGCATTGACACGAGTTGATTTACCTATTTTGTAGGTAGGCATTGCTGTCCACTCGATGGGCACTCCATCATCCAAAATAACGATGGCACCGGACGCTCCCGGATCAATTCCAATCGTTAGCATATTCGCCCTCATTCTCACGCCCCATAGACTGGTGCTGAACCATTTCTTCCAATCCTTCGAGCTCGTCATTGAACTTGAACTTGAGAATCTTTAAAGCTTTGAGTGCCAGCTCATCTGAACCGTTGTACAGAACACTGATGAGGTCAGCCTCACTCAGTCTTTCCA